TAGAAAACCTAAGACCCGCATGCCACCGCTGCAACAGCACTAAGGGCACCCGCTACGTCAACGCCAAACGCGCACACAACATGCACCAACGAAACGAACACATGAAAAACATAGGGCGCCCCCTATCGAACGAAAACAAAACAAAACCCAAAAACGAAAACACAAAACAGATTTTTTATACACAAACAGACATGACCCCGACCCCAATCTTTTCTCTATCTACGGGGGGCGACCAGCCTGAACCAGCGGCAACCGGCCATGACCGGCCGAGATTAGAGACGCCGTTGGCTGACGCGGCTGGTTCGCTGGCTGACGGTCTGGGGGGCTGGTGTAAAGAGGTGCTTGGCTATGAGTTGATGCCGTGGCAATGGCATACGTTGTGGCGGCAGCTTGCGGTTGACGGCAATGGGGATTTGTTGCACAGGTATGCGTTTACTTCGACGGCGCGGCAAAACGGTAAGACGGTGGCGCTTGAGTTTTTGGTTGCGTTTTGGTTGTGCAAAATGCCTGAAATACGGGGAGAAAAGCAGCTGGTATTGAGTACCGCGCACAGGCTTGATTTGGCGGTCATGCTGTTTGACGAATTGGCCCCAAAACTAGAGCTGCATTATGGGGCAAAAGTAATTAATGCTTATGGGCGTAATTCGGTGCTTATGCCTGACGGCAGCAAGTGGGTTGTGCGCGCGGCGGGGCCGTCAGTGGGTCACGGTATGAGCGCCAACCTCATTGTGGCTGACGAGATTTGGGATATATCCGGCGAGGTTATTGACGGCGGCCTTATCCCCAGCCAGCGCGCCAAACGTAACCCGCTGTTGTCGATGTGGTCAACGGCTGGCACCGAAAAAAGCACGGCAATGCTCAAGTGGCGTGAGCAAGGGCTCAAAGCCATTGATGAGGGTGAGCCGGGCAGTTTATATTTTGCGGAGTGGTCACCGCCCCCAGACATTGACCCGATGACGCCAGAGGCGTGGGGTTGGGGTAACCCAGCATTGGGGCATACGTTGACCGCCGAAACAATAAAGGCCGAAAGCGAGAACCCTGACCGCACACAATTTTTGCGGGCGTCAGTAAACGTTTGGGTAGCATCAGACCAGAGTTGGCTTATGCCCGGTCAATGGGTCGGGCTACAAACCGCCGACCCGGTACCCGCTGGCGGTGTTATAGCGATAGAAAACAGCGTTGACGAAAGCCGCTATTTTGGTGTGCGCGCCGTCGCCATGCCTGACGGCCGCACATGCCTAACGGTCGCATTTGTCGCCAACACATACCAAGACATGCTTGCCGCTATACAGCCCTACGTTGCAGACCTGAAAATTACGTTTGCGGTTACCCCGTCGATAGACCTGCATTGGCCTACCGAGTTTGAGCGCCGTAAAACCGTGGTTGGCTATGGCGAGCTACTTAAGTGGACTGACCCGGTACGGCAACGCATACGTCAAGGTCTGGTTTGCCACACGGGTGAAACCATGCTCAGCGAACACATACAGCGGGCCGTAGCGGTCAGGTCACAAAACAGCATTGCGTTGAGTAGCCAACGGTCGCCGGGGCCGATAGAGCTAGCGCGCTGTGCCGTGTGGGCATGTGCGCTAGCAAGCAAACCGAAAGCGTCAGGCAAACCAATATTGGTGGTGGCTAGTTAACTACACTGTGCGGCGGTGGCAACGCGGTAACTATCCTTTCTGTCGGATACAGCCAGCCGCGTTGCCACTATTTGACGCCACCTATACGCCATACTTGACCTATGGCAATATTTGGCCGCACACGTAAAGCCGCAATTAGCCCCGCGCCTAAGACACAGGTGGCGGCGGCGGTCGGCGGGTACTCACCTAACAGTGCCGGGTTGGGCGCGTCAATGATTGGGCAGTATTACACCTACCAAGAGGGTGATGCACGCAACCGCGCGGTGAGTGTGCCGACAATTAACAGGGCGCGTGACCTTATGGCCAGCGTTATCGGGTGTATGCCGTTGCGTATGTATAACGAAATGTGGAATGGCGACGAAATGGAAAAGGTGCCGTTAGCGCCGCGCACATGGTTGCGGCGACCCGACCCGACCGTACCGTATCAATTTTTAATGAGTTGGACATTTGACGATTTGCTATTTTTTGGGCGCGCGTTTTGGTACATCACTAGCCGCACAGCTGACGGGTACCCAGCCAGCTTTACCCGTTTGCCCGCTGGCAGCATCACCACCACCGACATGGTTGGCCCCGTGTGGTTTGCACCGTCAAAGCAAGTGTTTTTTAACGGCGGTCAACTAGACCCCAACGATTTGGTGCAGTTTCTCAGCCCGTCACAAGGTTTGATTTATGCGGCACCGGGCGCCGTCGAAACGGCGCTACGGCTTGAGGCTGCACGCCACCGAAACGCAACCAGCGCAATACCGGCCGGAATACTGAAACAAAAAAGCGGTGAGCCGTTGAGCGCGCAAGAGCTGGGCGACCTTGCGGCTGCGTTTAATGCGGCGCGTGCAACCAACCAAACGGCCGCGCTTAATGAGCATTTGGATTACCAAGAAACGTTGACCAGCCCAGACAAAATGCTTTTGATTGAGAGCAGCCAATACCAAGCGCTTGAGGCTGCACGGTTGGCGAATGTGCCGCCGTACCTTGTCGGTGTTTCCACCGGCGCGTACTCATATCAGAGCGCACAGCAGGCGCGCGCAGACCTTTACATTTTCGGTGTAAAAATTTATGCTGACGCAATCGCGCAAACGTTGAGCATGGATAACGTTTTGCCGCGTGGCACCTATGTGGAATTTGACGCAGATGATTATTTAGAAGAAAACTATGTGGCCGACCGCGAAGATGAGCCGGAAGAAAACACTCAAGAGCGATTGGCTGACCGTTAATGCCGTACTACGTGACAAACAATGCGCGCGGTTGTGATGATTGGGCTGTTGTCGATATTGATGGCGAGCTCATTGGGTGCCATGACACCAAACAGCAGGCCATTGACCAAATGGTTGCCGTGTCACAAAGCGAGGGCATTGAGCCGGGCGGCGAGCTCAGCGGCCTAAAACCCAAAATTGATTTACACAAGAGAGGCACACACATGATTAAATTGCACGCTCAACAATTCAGCGTTGACAAAAACAGTGAGGGCATGCCGCGCCGCACAATCAGCGGTGTTGCGGTGCCCTATAACACGTTTGCCGTGGTCACTGACAACACTGAGGTGATGTTTAAGCCGGGCAGCCTGCCCGTTGACGGTAAGGCACCGCGGCTGTTTATGTACCATGACGCCAGCCAGCCTGTTGGTGTGGTTACTGAGCGCGTAGAAACGCCAGAAGCCATGCTTTTTAGCGCCAAAATCAGCGCCACCACGCTTGGCAATGATGCGCTTGTCATGGCCGCTGACGGCACCATTGACCAAGTAAGCGTTGGCGTAAACCCCACAGAATTCAGCTTTGATGAGGCTGGCCGCATGATTATTACTGCTGCGGATTGGGTCGAATTGTCGCTAGTGCCCGTAGGGGCTTTTGGTGACGCGGCCAACATCACGAAAGTGGCGGCAAGTATCCACCACGCCGCGCCTAGTATCGGCAATACTGAACAAGTGACCGAAATGGAGACACAGACCATGACCACCGAAACCACCGCCCCTGCCGCAATCGTTGAGGCAACCGTGCCAACCGCGCCACTGCCAGCAGCACCTAAGCGCAAATTTGATTTGCCGACCGCCGCGGAATATCTCGCTGCCATTCACATTGGTGGCGAAACGTTGCGCAACGTGCAAGCAGCCGTTAAGGAATTTGTCAACGGCAAGCAGAGCGCATTGCAGGCCGCCGCTGGCGACACTCTTACCACTGACACGCCCGGTTTGTTGCCGGTTCCCGTGCTTGGCCCGGTGTTTCAAGACCTGAATTACATCAGGCCGGTTGTCGCGGCCGTTGGCGCGCGCGCAATGCCGGACGCTGGAAACAGCAAAACGTTTATTCGCCCAACGTGGACAACTCACCCCAGCGTTGCAGCACAAACTCCAGAGCTCAACCCGGTCAGCGCAACCACCCCGGTGATTGCGTCAAACGTGGTCACCAAGACCACGCTCGCCGGGCAGGTCACGTTGTCGGTTCAGGACATCGACTTTACGAGCCCGGCCGCGCTGCAAATCATTCTGCAGGACTTGGTTGGCCAATACATGCTGAAAAGCGATGACATTGCCGCCGATGCAATTACCAACGCCGCCAGCGCGTCAGGTGCCACGTGGACAGTCACCGCAAATGACCCGTCAACGCTCATTGCAGCAATGTATGACGCCGCGACCGACATTCTTAACGCCACCAACTTTTTGCCAGACCACGTGTTTGTTTCCCCAGACGTGTGGCAGAAACTTGGTAGCCAGCTTGACGCCGACAAGCGCCCGGTGTTCCCGTACACCGGCGCGGCCGGTCTCATGGGTGTCAACGGATTGGGCGCGGCAAACATCACCGTGGCCAACACGTTTAACCCGTTTGGCCTCAACCTTGTCGCTGACCGCAATTTTGCGGCTGGCACGCTCTACGTTGCGCGCGGCGCCGCGATTGAGTTCTACGAGCAGGTTCGCGGGCTTATGTCGGTCGAAGTGCCCGGCACGCTCGGCCGCACGTTTAGCTACTACGGCTACGTGGCAACATTCATTGCCGATGCCGACATGGTGAAATACATCGTCGTCAACTGATAGCGAGGCCCCAATGGCGGCCTACACCGTCACATTTAAGCAACTAATCGACAACTACGCGGTGCTGCAAACGCTCACCGTTAATGAGTTAGAGGTTGGTCGCTCATTTACCGTGACAGGTGTAGGCGCGCCGTTTAACGGCACATTTACCGTTTACGCGTTGCCCCAATATCTGTTTATTGGCACCGACACCGAGGGCGACCTACTTTTTGATGTTGACATACCTGTTGCAAACCAAGTGTTGTTTGCGTGCACGGCCGACAACGTTGACCGCACAGCCGCCACCGGCACCCTGACATTTACCCCGGTTTGCACGTGGATTACGGCCACACAAATTGAGGATTGGCTAGGTATCGGCACCGCGACCGCGGCCGACACGACGTTTTTAACCCAATGCGCAAGCGCCGTCAATCAAATGGCGTGGCGCCGCCGGTTTGAGGCGGGCTACTTTGACAGCCTTACAACCAGCCCCAGCGCTGACGTAACGCTAGGCACAATTATGTGGGGTGGCGCGCTGTACCGTGCACGCGGCTCAATAGACACGTTTGCGAGCTTTACCGAAATGGGCACCGCCCCAACCGTAGGTTTGTCGCCCATGATTAAACAGCTGTTGGGTATCGATAGGCCACAGGTGGCTTAATGCCGGTCAACTACACCGACCTTTTTAACACGTGCCTAGACACGCTCAGCAACACGCTGAGCACCGTTACCGGCTTGCAGGTGGTCACAGACCCCCGCAATTTGGTGCCGCCCTGCGTACTCATTGGGGCACCCAGCTTTACGGCATTTAATTACAACGCTGTGCGCATGACCTACCCGCTGCAAATCGTCACATTGGGGCCAAGCAACCTTGACGCGATGCGCTCATTGCTCAACATGTGCGCGCTGATACTCAGCAAAAATGTGGCCGTTACTGAGGGCAACCCGACCACGCTGGAAATAGGCGGCGTGAACCTACCGGCCTACAATCTGACCGTAGAAATGCGTAGCTCAACTACATGAGCATGATGACCAAATTGTTGGTAATCAGCCCGCTGGTGGGCACACCCGGCGAGGAGTACGTAGCCAAACCGGGCACCAATGTGCAGGCGCTCATAGACGGCGGGTTTATTTGCATGGTTGCCAGCGAGGTCGATGTAACTACGCTGGGCAAGGTATCCACCAAAACCGTGCGCAAGGCACGTAAAGTTAAAACCACCACAGAGGAGTAAACGCCAATGGCAACTAACCAATATCTCAGCAACCCCGTGGTCACCGTGAATACTGTGGCGCTAACCGGGTTTTGCACCGCCGCCAGCGTCAATGTTCGTTTTGACGCGCTTGACAACACCACGTTTGGCCAAACCGACCGCACTTACGCAAAAGGTTTGGGCGACCATGAGTGCACGCTCACGTTGCTGTTGACCTACGCATCAGCGGAAACCTACGCAACTTTGGCGCCACTTGTCGGTACCACCACCACCGTCATTGTGAAACCGACCAGCGCCGTGGATAGCGCCACCAACCCCGGCTTTACTTTGACCGGCACGTTTTTGGCCGAATTGCCGGTTATCAATGCAACGCTCGGCGAGCTGCAGACAATCGACATTACGTTTCAGGGTGGCGTTTACTCAGCCGATACCACCAACCCGTAATAAATACATAGCCAATAGACAGAGGGGCCATGAAAATCAAATTGCGCGTCACCGTTACACCCGGAACCGAGCCCGTAGAGCTCATCACAAATTTGCTGTGTATTACTGAATGGGAGAGAACAGAAAACCGCAAAGTGTCTGATGGTCGCGGCATAGGTATGGGCGACTTGGTCAGCTGGGCGTTTTTTATGTTTAAGCAATCGGGCCGGTTAATGCCGTATCAAACGGCGGCTGAATGGTTGCGCGCAAACCCTGACATGGAAATTGAGAGCGTTGACCAAACCAACCCAAACCCTACGGCCGCGGCAGCTACCGCCGCCAACTAGCTGAGGTTTTGGTAGCAACGGGCTTTTGGCCGCCCAATATCCCGTTTGACACGCGCGATTTAACTACTGTTGTAGTAGTGCTCAATAAGGCGGCCAAACAATGACGGTAAACACCACAATGGGCGTGTTTGGCATCAAAGAGGCGCTTAAAGAGCTCAGGGAGATTGAGCCGGATTTACGCAAACAAATCAATGCGCGCGCCAAAGACGTGGTTAAGCCCGCTACTGACGCCATTAAAGCGCAATACCCGCCGCGGCTGTTGTCGGGCATGGCGCGTGCTTGGCAGCAGCGTGGCCGTGCGTTGTTGCCGTATGACCAGAGCGCCGCGCGCAAGGGCGTGACCGTCAAAATCAATACCAGCCGTAAAAGTACGAGCGTTATCAGCATCATTCAGAAAAACCCGGCCGCGGCAATTGTCGATATGGCAGGCAAGGCCGGTGGCACCAACGCACAGGGCGCGCGGTTTATTGCGGCGCTCACGTCGCTGTTTGGGTCACCGTCGCGCGTGGTGTGGCCAACGTATGAGAAAAACAACGATAAGGTCACCGACAACATGCGCGCCGTGGTAGATGACCTTATGGCCGCCGTAAACAAGCGGGTGCTCTAATGTCTGTTTTAATTCCGATTGTCAGCGAATTTGACAGCAAGGGCATTGACAAAGCGCTAAAAGAATTCCAGCAGCTTGAGGGCGCTGGCGCTAAAGCCGGGTTTGCGCTCAAAAAAGCCGTATTACCGGCCACGGCGGCTGTTGCCGGGTTGGCGGCCGGGTTGGGTGCAGCCACTAAAGCGGCTATGGAAGATGCCGCCGCGCAAGACCAGCTTGCTGGCGTGTTACGTCGAAGTGGTGCCGCAACAGATGAGCAGATTGCCGCCAC